CACAGAGCGCACCGGCATCGGACGCACGCAACGCAACTTAAACCAAGCATCAAGAATGAAATGAGGTTCAGACTGCACAGCAACCACACGATCAATCGGAGGCCGGTCTTCGATAAACTGACTGGACAACGTGGGCAGGTTCTCGAAGCGCTGAGACAAGTGCCACATGTCAAGCGTCTGAGCGTCATCAGAGCGCAACTTACCGGTAATCATCGACGGATAATAACGATACTCAGCCCAACGTTCCTGATAACCGAACACCTTGTCATCGTCAGCAGTGCCTTGGGCAAAAATCTCTTTGTTAAGAGTTGCCTGTTCACCAAGATGAGCAAGGGCAGGCCAATAGTAGTCGTACTTGTCACGACGGTTCCACATACGGTTGACGCCTTGCTGATAGGTCAAGTCCGTAGTAGCCGTGATGAGGCCGATGATGAAGCCATGCTCCACAAAGGACTTCGTAAAACCGAATTTGCGGTCACGGCCGACGGCATAGGCAGCCAAGTTGCCTTGTGGGGTAGTCGAGTCAGAGGCAGACGTCTGAGCAATCTCGGAGACATAAATCTGAGAGGTCGAGGAACCAAGAAATTCCGAACGCTGAAGACGACCGTCAGGGGATACGACACCAAAGTGCGCACGCAAAATTTCAGTATAACGAGTACCGCCACGGGCGTCACGTTCCTTCAACTTCTGAATCTGAAAAGCCTGGCGCAAGTCATTGATGGTGATCGGCTGAGCCTGAGAAAGATCGGCTGTGCCAGTAATAGACCCAGAAAGAGTAAGAGCAGGATTCGACCAAGATGCAACATTACCCGAGGAGGCAAAGTACAAAGTAGTAGGCTTATTAGAAGAAGCCTTAACAGCATCAGCCGCAGAAATACCATAAGGACTAGTAAAAGTCGGCGAACCATTACCAGTAACAGCAAGAGTGTTAGAAATAGACAAAGGAACAGACGAACCGAGCGAAATCTGTACGGGGTCGCCTTTCTGAGGCCAAGGCAGAGAACTCGTGAAATAGTCGTGAAACTTATTCCGACGCAAAGGCATCGTCAAGGTGTAATCAATCGAAGCATCGCCAATCGGATCAGTGTAATGCTGAGGGTTCGTTGTCTGATTCCATTCGCCTTGAGAATCCTGTAAGTTTTCATCGCGGAACCAGTCATTCCAAATCTTAAAGTAGGCGCGGAAGGGGAGCGCATTAATATTCTTAATACCTTTAACACCCGTGCGGATGCCGAAGTAGTCGCAGAGCGTGCCATAAGTAGCGCCAGAGCCAGTAGTATTAAAAGAAGGGACGAGGAAATCGGTCGAATCAGTGGGATTTTCCTGTTCACCCATAAAGCGCTGCCAATTATTCCAGACCAAACGATTAGGAACGAAGAACCAATAAGCTTTCAGATAGATCGAATCCATGAAAGGAACAATCGGGGTCGTGAGACGGCAAATAGCCGCCCAAGAGAGCGAAAAAGTATCTCCAGGAAGGACTTCGTCCACAAAGAAGGGAATCAACAGACCTTCATTGAACGTAGTCTTATAACCATGAGAACGATCGAAAGCAGAGCGCTGAATCTCAGCACGCGGAATCTGAGAGAAAAGGGAGTTGGAAGTTCCAAAAGGGCGGGCAGAAGTTTTGCTCATTTTTTTGCATCCAAAAGTTTTGGTGTCAGTGCGCACAGTTACAACAAGTAATAGACTGTGCGGACGGGGTGGAAAACCGTCTTAGCGACGGGTTTTGCCGCGGCGACCGCGGCGGTTACGACGGCGAGATTTGCGAAACATCTCTAAACCTCCTGTTTAGGTTCGGCGGGAACGCTAGACGGTTCCTTAGCAGGGTTCTGAACATCCGTAATCGGGTGTACGGGCTCGACTTCGGGTAAAGGTGTAGGAGCTTCAGGCAGAGCCTCAAGCAGACCGAGTTTGACGGCTTCTTCATGGTTTTCCTCCTTCGAGAGGAATGCCATCATTTCGCGAACGTCGTTTCCGAAGCGTTCGCGGAGTTTCGCGGGCAAATTGTCGAAATACATCGACGCCTGAACGACACGGTTTTGGGCAGTCTCAAAATCAGGGGCATCCGTGAAGTCACCAAACTGCATGTTCATCGCGGATTCAGGATCACCAAGAATGCCAGTAGAAGCGTATTTACGCAGGTAGTAATCAATCGTCGTACCTTCCTTTTCCGACTGGATAGCCTGAGAGGGCTGTACGAACTCGATACCGTGGGAAGGCGCTTTAACGTCCTTCGCGTAGCGGGTACGAAACATACACATTGAACATAACTCCAAAAATTATGTTGAAAAAACCCGCCGGGCGGCGGGTTGAAAAAGACTAGAAGACCAACCGCCCGGCGAGAGGGCTAGGCCTGCACGGGCGGCACTAAGGAGATGGCATCAATGAGATGAACGGGAGCAAGGTGAAGACCGTCAGTGCAACGGTCAGCAGGAATGCAAACGCCGTGGGACTCATCAAAAACACCAACGTTGAACAGCTGATAGTCTTCAGGATGCGCACAAATCGCCGTATTAGTGTCGCGCACCGCGTCGCCAAACTGACGAATTGCAACCTGTTCGTTGATCGCGCAAAAGGGCTGAGAAAACGTCTGAGCCTTTTTGTCATAGACAGAAACGAGAATCATGATTCAAACCTCATTCAACATAATAGTAGTAACGTCGAATTCACGCAAGAGCAGAATCCAACCTGCGGGAAAGAAGGGAAGCCCGTCGGAGCTTGATTTCCTCACGGTCGCCAAGACGATCAGGCGTGTTATCTTCAACCTTCTTACGTGCCACTATAGCACGTCTTTCCTTGTTTGTCAATAGTTCCTTAGTAGTAGCTTCGTCGGCAATCTGAAGAACCTTATTCTCAAAGTACCTGGGCAACGGCGCAAGGTGGCCATTGCTCAGAAGGGTGTTACCGTGAGCCACAACTTCGGCTGCGTTTTCACGAATCCAATTTTCACCGATACCTGGACGACGGGACATAACGAGAAATTCCTTTTGGCGGATCACGCCAGTTTCGGGGTCGGTATAGTGAGCGATCGACATATCACCGTTGACCTTCTTAACGACGTAGCGGGCGACATAACCAATCAACTCACGGGAGACATCATTAGTCACCGTGGCAAGGCCAAGCGGCCAAAGTTCCGAGAGTTCCTTGCAGACGTAGGTATATTGACCGAGTTCATTTTTGCACCAGGGTTCTACTCCATCAAAAGAATAACCAAACACAATAGCATGATAGTGAGGGCGACCCAGTTGGTCGCCATACTCACCGCAAGCAAGATAGCGAATACGTACCAGGGGATGGGCCTTTCGAAAACGTTTCCAAAACTTTTGCAAATCTGACTTATTAAGTCCTTTATCGTCCGGAAGATGTTCATTGTCATAAGTCAGCGTTAGAAAACAACTCTCTTTCCTGTACTCGAGTTGTTGTACCTTCGCACCTGCCTGAACCTTTTCAAGTTCAGGAATCAGCGGCAGATAAGGGTGCATCAACTCTTTTTCACAACGGTCTGTCCACTGGCGAGCATACTCAAGACGACAGCCAATGCACTGACCACAGGGAACCTGCACAGGTTTATCCGTATAACCTAACTTTGGAGACGATGTGAGAGGCCACGCACCGGTAACAGGATTTTTACCGCTTCGCAAGCGGTACATCGTAATGGGGTGGTAGCAAGTCATACGATCTCACTCCGTAGTGGGGGTCGGCGGTTTGTCGCGGCGGCGACCTTCGACCGTCGCACGAGCCTGTTTCGGAACGCTTCGCGATGTCTACGCGCTACTCGTTCGCTTCGCAAGCTACGCGACTTCGTAACGCTACGACACCGCTCGCAGTTCCTACACAGTCTCGGCTTAGGTCTCAGATCTCCGCCACTACCGCCGACATCCTTTCTACGCCAACGACCGGCGGCCTTCGGCACGCCGCCCTTTTGGCTCGAAAGGGGAGTTGCCTCTTTAGAGGCTTACCACGGAAAAAGTAAACCCGCGATGCGGGTAATAGGTATTGAAAGTAGGGGCGCGCTAGGTGAGACATCTTCTTAGAGCGCCCTACGCGGTACATCCATTAAACACGTAGGAGATGCTGCGTTACGCCGCGCCTTGGAACACAATTGGACTCCGAATTGGCGACAAGGGGCGCGGCTTTAGGCTTCGCCTACGCGCAATAAAAGGGATGTAGGCAGTCAGAGACGGAAACCTCCGCGCATGGGCGGGCGGGTATTCACACTCTTCGTGCGCAGAGCCGTTTTAGAAAACAACTTCTTCGAGCGGCGACGGGACATACGAGAACGCTTTTTAGACATATAGCCTCCTATTTTGTTTCACGTGAAACATTTAGAAAGTGTAGGACTGAAAGAAATTAACGATGACAGTCGCAATATTGCAGAGAAGAGCGACCCAAGCGGATTTATTCATAAACACATAACTCCTATAACGACCAAAAGGAAAAGAACACACCACCATTCAGAAGGAATTTTCATTGTAAAAAACTCTTAGCAGAATTGAGAATAAGAGCGCCGAGAGCATTCATTGAACCAAGCGAGCCACCAATAGAATCCTTGACAACCTTAGATTTATATTGGTCAAGAGCGCGCTGAAGATCCTTGGGATTCCGACGCAAGCCGTCGATATAGTACGACGGAATGAAGTTCTCAAGCTCTTTGGCAGAAGCCAAAGCACTAAACAAAGCACCTTGCTCCAAATTAGCGCGTTGCTTAGTCTTTTCGGTACTCCTTTGTTCATCAACTAACTGACCTTGCTTGTCGGCCAAAGTTTCCTGTTGTTTCTTCAACTGATTAGCATATTTGGAATTCTCCACATTCTGAGCAGTGCTAATAGCACCACCAAGATCAACACCGAGACCAGCAGGAACCGAAGCAGAACCGGCAGAAGCACCGGAACCACCAGTGGCCGAAAGAATCGGATTTAAACCGGCTTTCCGGAGATCAGCAACTTCCCATTGATGAGCGTTTTGAGCCGCTTCACGCTGACGACGCCAAGCTTTAGAAGAAGCGTAGAGACCTAACGCTGAGTTCGTTAAATCACCGCCAACTTTGGCAAGCGCAGCCCAACCAGACATAAGCTATCTCCTTAGAAATGATCAACAAGACCAGGCACAGAGCGCACCGGCATCGGACGCACGCAACGCAACTTAAACCAAGCATCAAGAATGAAATGAGGTTCAGACTGCACAGCAACCACACGATCAATCGGAGGCCGGTCTTCGATAAACT